TTTCACAAAGTCGATTCCGCCCGACAGCGTTGACCCGGCGGCGGGAGTGGTCGTCGCCTTCTTTCCTTTCTTCGCCGTACTGGCGGCGGTGTTCTGCGTGGCGGCGGAGAGTACCTCTTTCGGTATTTCAACTACGATGACGTTTGCGAACTGAATGCGCCGCAGCGTGGCGGAGAAACGAAGCTCAAGCCCGCGCGCCGGTTGCCGGTTGACGACGTAGCTGGTCAGCACCATGTCGCTGTATTTCTTCAATCCGGTGACGACATCGAACGGTTCGCGCGTCTCAAGAAGCTCGTTCATCTTTTGATCCGCGGTTTGCACGCGCGGCACGCCGCTGTCGCTCAGCGCGTCTCGGATGCCGGAGAGAAAACGAATCGGCGTCTCGGTGACGAGTCCCTCGATTGCCAGCGACTTCGGTTTGAGAATGATGTGGTCTGAAACGAGCGTGCCGTCCTCGACCGGATTGTCCGTGACTTCCGCGTTCGCCGTGTGCGTCTCCGACAACGACACGTCGAGGCGCAGCGTTCCGATCTCAGCCTTAGACTGCCCGGTGAACAGGAAGTCGAGTACGGTCTGAATCGCAGCCATGTCAGCCCGGTACGCCTTCAATCGGAGAGTGAGCTTCGCCCGTGTCCCGCATGATGAGCCCCATGCGCTCGTCGAAAATCCGAGCCGCCTGTTCCTCTAGGTACTGCGTCTGTTGCTCGGACGTTCCGGGCGGCACGCTGAGGCCGATCTCGGCCTTGACGTTCACCGTCTTTGTTGAACTGCTGTTGCGCGAGGTCGATGCGGCCACTCCCGCCACGGCTCCACCGATGGGCGCCTGCCCCGCGAGAATGCCCGCGCCGACCGTCGGCTGTTCGCCGCCGACGCCGAAGAAATCCGCAACGCCATCGATAAACGAACCGACCCCTTCAAAGGCTTTCTTGATCTTGTCGGGAATACCAAGAATCCAATCGACAAATCCTTGCCACAGTTCCTTGATGTCTGCAACGAGAAAGTCGAAGCTCTGTCCTAACTGCTTCGTCAACTTGTCCCAGTTCGCAATCCAGTATCCGGCGACAAGCGCGAGCAACGGGATAAGCAGATACAGCGGAGCGAAGGCGGCAAGCAGAACTAGAGCCAGAACGCCGAATGCCGTGATGAGTGCCTGCACGACCGGGTTGGCACCCTTGAGCCAGTCGATAAATCGCCCGATGGCAGACGGCCCGGTGCCGCTGAAAAAAAAGTAGAAGTCCTCGACGAGCAGCGCGAAGATGGCGATGACGGCGAGAACACCTATCACGATGAGCGCCGTACCCGCAACCATTTTCGCCTGTGCGATCAACGAGGCGTTTCCTGCCGCAATCCACGCGGCGTCAAGCACCTTGATCGTGGCGACGATAATCTTCAACTCGGTGTGGAGCTTAATGATGATGCCGAGCGCGATGATGATGGGTCCGAGCGAAGCGAGAAACACAGCGGCGAGAACGGCGGCGACTTTGAACGGAGTCGGCAGCACGCGCACCGCGTCGCGGAACCGGGTAACTACGGGTATCGCCCACTCGACCATCATCTCCGCAAAGTCGATAATCGGCTTGCCGAACGAAGCGAAGATGTCGCCGAAAAGTTTGCCGAGGTCACCGAGGTCGTCCATGAACGGTTCTTGTGCGCGTGGTAGCTTCGCCAGTTCCAACGTCAACCGAGAAACGAATTCCTTTCCGGTCAGTCCGAGCTTTTCGATATCCTCGATGCTCTGCGTGCCGAACGCATCCTGTAACGACTTGCGTACAATAGGCAGTTGCCGAGTAATCAGCATCACGTCACGCGACGAAACCTTCGCGGACGCGCCGATGCGTCCGATGGACGCCGTGATTCCGGGCAGAGACTCCGCACCCTTGCCGACGCGCGCCAGCACGTTGCCAAACACCTTCATCGTCTGCTCGCTATCCTCTGCCGCGAAGCCGAGTTCTTGGAGCGAGACTGTCCCCTGTACGAGCTGAGGGAGGTCAAGCCCCGGCTCTTGTGCGAGGTCTTGTAGACGCTGAAACTGATTCGCGGCCTCCTCTGCGGAACCGGCCACATTCTCAAGTGTGCCGCGATAGGTGTCGAACTCCGCCGCGGACTTGATTGCCGCACCGGTCAACAGACCGAGCGGGACGGTGAGAAATCCAGTGAGCTTTACGCCGAAGCTGATTGCCGTGTCCGCTGCCTTGTTAAGGCTCTCGCCGATCTTGTCCGCGTTCTTCTGCGCGGCACCGAGAGCGGTGTCAAATGCCTTGACCTTCTCGTCCTCGACATCGAAGCCCCATACAGTTAGAAGTTCTCTTACGGTTGCCATGTCACTTTGATTTTACCGCGTCTGCTGCTGCGGCTTCAAGTTCGGCTTGAACATCGAGAGCTTCGTTCGCGTTCACGAGGTCATCTAGCGACCAGCGATCTTCGATTTCAGTGAGAGACGCCTTGCCAGACAACCACACCCGATACACCGACCACTCGACCGAGCCGGTGTCCACGCCTTCTATTGCATCTCGGACGCGGTCGTCGTCTTTGCTTTCCCGGCGACGCCGTTGACGCCTGCGAAAAAATTTCCGAAGTTCACCTCCGCGACGAACCGAAGAACAGAGAAGAGTTTGAGGTAGTCGCCCATGAATAAAACATCAAACTGTGGCAGAACCTCAGAGCCGTTAATGCGCGTGTCGGCTAGCATACGCTTCACAAGGTCAACGACTTCGCGCTCATCGAGACGGTCGGCCAACGTCATCACCGCGTCGCCGAATGCAGTCATGTTGAAATTGGAAATGTCGGCGTCGAGAAGTCCGCGAAGTCCGCCTAGATAGGCCGTGCCTGTCTGGATATCGCCGATACGCGGAACGCCCGTGGCTTTCAATCCGCCGATTGCCTTGCCGAGCGTGGGGCCAATGAGCTTGAACAGCCGCGCCATCACGGCCAGCCCTTCCGTGGCGGCGAACTGCGTGACCTGCCACGACTCGTCGCCGATTCGCTTTTCCTGCGTGCGCTTGCTCATGGTTCAGCCCGTCAGTTACCGCCGGGGAATGTTTCGAGGATGCCGCACTCCAACACCCATTCCTTTTCGCCGGCAGCTTTCGCGTACTCGGAGTCCGGCACCTTCTTTACCCACGCTTCCGCGCTGAAATGAAGCGACGTGCCGAGCAGGTCTTTCACGGCGACCGGAACCACGCCGTCATTGTCGAGTTCGTCCGCCGCTGCGAACGCGGCGAGGATGTCGTTGCTCTTGCTCGTCTGCTTGAGCGTGACGGTGATCGTGCCGCGCTTGTCCTGAATGCGCGTGCGCGTCACCTCGCCGTCTGCACCGACCACGCTCTCGTATGCGTCGCTGGCGCGGGCGACAACGACGAACGTGTCGCCATATCCGCTCAGTGGCACTCCACCGACAATAATGACGACCTTCTTCGGGTCGTAAGTCTTGTTCTGCGATGTTCCGGCCATGTCCTATTCTCCTGTAGATTAGACGCTGACGGTTCCGGTGATCTCGACCGCGTGAACCGCTCCGGCCAGCGTCGCCTTGAAGCGGATGTCGGGAAGGAATCGGTTTGCCCGGTCGTTCGTCGGAATGTCGCGCACGCACGGGAAGGTCACTTCGGGCGCGGGGTCGGGCGACAAGCCGCCAACGGCAACCCCGTCGCTCAACTGTGCGCGAACTTCCGTCACGATTGCCTGTACGCCGGAGTCGGTGTACGGAACTTTGAGCGCGTTCGCCAGCACGCCGAACACACGCTCGGTCATTCGCGCCTGTAGCCAGTCGACGAAGATGATAACGTCGATGAACTCGCCAGCCGCCACGCGCCCCTCGCGCGTGATGTCCCGGCCTCCCATGCGCTCGTAGGTGTTCGCATTCCGGCCCGTGCCGTCACCGCGCAGGTTCGTACTCTGCGTCGATGTCAGAGTATCGACCGTGGCACCGGAGAGCGTTTTGAACTTCCACGTCGAACTGCCCGGATCGAACGGGAACTGGTCGCCCATCCATGCGGCGTCCGAGAACTGCTGAGGGTTGAACGAGAACAGAACGAACGTGCGGGCGCGATTGAGGTTTCGCAGTTGTGCGGCGATGTCCGTGCTGGTCGGAAGGAATGCGGCCTTGGGGTCGGCATTGCCGGCCCCGTCCGGCACGACCGTACCGTACAGCTTGCGCCGCGCTTCAACCCACGCGGCCGCAGCGAGTACGGTCGTCTGCGCCATGTCCACAACGAGGACGCCGTACCAGTCCGGGTTCTCGTCTTCGATAGCCTGTAGCGCCGTACCGACGTTGACGCCGGTCTCGGTAGCGACGGCGGTGACCGTCTTGACTTCGCTGGCGCCCGTGCCGCGACCAGTCGCGTAGTTGAAGCTGAGTGCGATGTTCTCGGTGACCGGGACGAAGGTGAACGGCACCCCGGCAACGTCCGCCGTGATTCGCACCGTGTTCGTCAACACAGGATCGGTCGCGGTGACGGGCGGTGTGCCAGCATTGACCGCCGCAATAATTCCCGCTTCGACTTCCGTCTGCGTCGGAGTCGCGTCGGACGTGAACGTCTGCTGCTCGTCGTTGATTTTCCAAGTGTACGTTTCCGCCGCTGTCGGGCTGGCGATGGTGAACGTGATGTCAACCGTGTCCACCTGCTGCCGTCCGACCGCGATACGATCAACGGCGGGATTCTGCGAGAAGATGGCCGAGGCGCAAAGGGCGACGGCATCATTACTGTCGAAGTCGGCGAGTACGCCGTCCTCCGAGTAGTACCGCAACCGCTCGGTGAACGAAACATGCGGCGCGAGAATTAGCGCCGTGTTGAATCCGGCTTGCGAGACGCCAGCCGTCTCGCGTGTGATCTGTACGTCAACAACTTCCTGTAAGCTCATATCTCTATTCCTCCGCAGCTACGGATTCAATGGCCAAGATGGGCTGTCAAAATCATCGGTCAACGGTATCCAGTCTATCAGTTCAGAACCGTCGGGTCGAACGAACTTACCGAGTACATCGACTGACTGGATTATATCAGTATCGTCAACGACGGCGGAGATGGTCGAAAAAATGATGTCCGCCTGCGCACGGTCGCTCCACATCGCCTCAAACGGCGTGGTCGCATCTGTCGATCCAGTCTCCTCGATCGACGCGAATCCCGCATCCTCAAAGGCATTGATGACAGACTGTTTCGCAAGCGACAGAGTGAGCTTGTCGATCATGTCCTGAGCCTGCTGCTTTCCGAGTGCGTCGGCAGCGGCAACCTTCGGCGCGGCAAGGCAGTTCACGCTCACCGTGAAGTCGATGCGGCTGACAAGGCGCACGGGGTCGATATCCTCTTCGTCGGTATCCGGCGGCTGTATCTCAACCTGCCCCTGTGCGCGGCGCGCGATGATGTTGAGCAGCACATACGGCGGCTGAGGGTGCGGCTTGTTCTGGTGCGCCCATATCGTCGTGAATCCCGTCTCCGCCACAGCCCACGCCACCAGCGCGTCCATGATCGTTCCCCACGGCGCGCTCACGTCGCGTCCTCGTCGTCTCGCACGGCGATAGCCTTCGTGTGGTCAAGCTGACCCATCTTGTACGGCGTCGTGGATTTGACTTTGAACATGCGTCCGTCGTAGGCGATGAGGTCTGCGGGCCGCGACAATTCAATATCGTCGGTGAACAGGTCGGTCGCCGTGTACACTTTAATCGCCTCTTTCGTTCGGTCCGCTTCCGGCAGTAGCAGCAGGTCTTTACCCGTAGCTGGTTGAACGCTGGCCGTCGTG